CCATTCTTCTAATGTGGCAATTTTACCTTGCCTTTCATCACAATCTTGACAATGTTTAACTCCACGAGCAACCACCCAACGATATTGAATATTTCCACCTAAAACTTCATTATAAACACCCATCATACCAATTCTACTTGCTTCTCGGATTCCATATCGGTTCAAATCGGTTATAGAGTTGTTTAATATAGCAAATGCTCCAACTTTGTTCGTTAAATCGTTTCTAAGGCGAGATTTTATTTCCGTTTCACTTAATCCCTCGAAATTTAAGCGTGAAATCGTACTTTCTAAGGTAGCCGTGAATATATCAACCTCAAATAACGACAATAATAACAAATATTCAAAGAAATCAATATCATCTTCCGTAACTTCTTCCGTATTCTCTAAATCTTCTAATATTTCGTCTATGTTATTTGGCATTTTTTTTATTTTTTGAAATTATCGTCAAGTTTCTTGTAGAAATCTTTTTTAATATCTTTAATTGTATCGTCAAACTGTAACCAATCCCGAATTGGCACATCTTTACCTGCTAATCTATCACTTTTCCAACCAAACTTATCTTGCATCTCTCTTGTAAAGCTATTTGCTCTTATTTTATACGCAGTACCACTTTTGCCAACTACCGATTTTTTTTTATTGTCCAAAAGAATGTCAATTTCACTTGCATCCTTAATTCCTAAATGAAAAATACCGTACTCGTTGAATATAAGCTCGTGACCTCGCTTTTTACTTGTAATTGAGCGAAATAAGTCACCAGTATAATATAATGGCTTCTTAGAGCCTGTTTTTTTGTAATTAGACTTCGGAGATAACCCCTCTTTTCGTGCAAACTTGGTAAATTCACCTAATGGAGCAAATTTTCCACTCTTAATTGCGTTCTTAGAGCCTTTTTTTAATGAATCCAATCCATCATTCAAGTATTCTCTAACCATTTTAGGTATTTTCTTAGATAACTTACCTGCATCGTAAGTAATATCGAACTCTATCTTCATTGGTAATACTTATAGGGATAAATTTTTTCGGGCGAAGTCCACACCAAGCCGTTTTGCTTCAAGTATTCTTTTGAAATTTCGAGATAAGTATAATTCAGCGTATTCTTTTCCGAACTCTGTCGGGTTTTCATAGATTTTTTCGATTGTTGCTTCAATGTCAAGTTCCTCAAATTCGTTAAGTTCTTTCTGTCGTTTGACGAAGTCTTGAAATAATTGATTGCCTTTCGCCATCACTTTTCTCCTTAAATTGTTTATTCTCCGTAATATTGTCATTAATCAAACTTCTCGCTTCATCTAATGTCAAATCATCGTTGTAATTCTTTAACATTTGAGAATATGACATTAAATTATTGTCCAACATGAACTGATTAAACATTAATTCATCCTGTGTAGTTTTCGGATATTCAGGTTCTTTAAAGTCTAATCCTAATTCATTAGGAATTGAAATATTATTGGAGTTTAGAATTGATTTTTCAACTTGATAAATCTCATGTTCATACATTTCCCATAAATCAACATAGTCCTCGTAATCTTCTCGTCTTTCTAAATCACGAATAACAAGAGCAATACCACTTGGTACTTCACCACCACTACGATTAAAGTCAATATGTAGATGATTATTTGCAGCACTTGTTTCCATAATTGTCTTAATTATCTCAATTAATCCTCTCATATCCCCTTTTGGAGATATAATGTCAAAGTTAGCACCCTCGGGTAAGATTAATGTTTCATCCGTTCCTGCTCTGACTACATTACTATCAGCATAAACACCTGTAACTACAGGTTGTCCAAATGCTTGAAAACGACCACCGATACAAAGTTCTGTAAATAAAATATTAACAGCTTCATTAGCTTGGACAATATCAGAAGCTCCTGCAACAAAGTGAGAATCAATCTGTGGTTCTCTGTGGATAAATGATACTGGTAACATACCATAATTATGTTCAACTTCATCTAATATTCGACCACTACCATCGTATTTAATCATTCGTGTGTCGTCAAGATACATATAAGTCTGTTCTTGCTGATTAGATATGTCATCAACCAAGTTATCTATTGGATATGCAATTGCTATAGGGTTTAAAGGGTCATCATCTGACATAAATGGATGATAAAAGTAAATAGGATGATAATCCATTTGTTGCTTAATTGGATTGTAAGTAATCCGACAAGCAACCGTTCCCAATAACTTGGCTATACGCTCAATATGCTTTAATTTTATATTCTTAAAACGAGTTAAGCTTGTATATTGGTCGTTTACATTACGAATTGCACCTGTTCGGTAAATTCGTGCCATTTTATTAATAAAACGATGTGTAAAGTTGATAAATAATGGTGGTACTTCCTTAAAAGCATCAATTTTGAAACGGTTAGCTATATAACCCTCCATATTTTCGCCCTCATAATAGTCCAACATCTTATTTATCCACTTCTGTCGCCTTTTATGGATGTCTAATTTTTGGTCTTTAATTGATTCGTTAATCAATTCCTTCGCTATTGAGTATATCATCTACTTACCACCTTCATTTGCATATTCTTAATAGGATAATGTGTCACGATAGCCATTCTAAGAGCATCCATACTATGGTCTGAATAGCCATCTTTCAATGGTTGCTCTTTAAGTGGTCTATTATCCTTGTCTAATTCGTACCGATAGGTTTCTAAATCCTCAATAAGTCCTTTACATCGCTTGTCTATATGGATTCTATTAACTCCATCGGCATTTTCAAAAAAAGAACGAACATGGTCTATTCCTGTGGAAATAATCCTTGACGCTTTATCTCGGGGGTATCTACAATAAATACCAAAATTTCGCATTAATGCAATATCACCAATCCCTGATTGACTTTGCACTTGCCCACCAGCAGGGTCGGCATAAAAAACAGTAACATGGTAAGGTTTTTGTAATATTCGCCTTGCCAATGTTTCCGTCTTTATATTCCTTTCATGGACAATTTCATCAATAATGTTTATATGTTGCAATCCATCCGTATCAACCCATGTTTGAAACCATATTACGGCAGGTTGCCTATAACCAAAGTCCATACTGCAATAAGTCTGTTTACTCGGGTCATACGGATATTCTCCAACATGAGTATCTCGTCTGAAACTTTCATACACTATTCCTGACATAGAAGTAAATGAAGCACCATACTCTTGTTGAAATACCTGTGGTGTTAAATTTCTTCTTATCTCTTTTAAATCTTTATCATTATAACCATCGGGAAAAGCATGGAGATTTTCCCAACTCGGAGAATTAAATGAATACCAATCCTCATCTTCTCGTTGGCATAACTTGTGAATCCAATCAAAACCATGTGGCGTTGTTATAAATATTGCTCTACTATCTTTTTGGTCAGATAATGTAGGTCTTATATATTGCTCCCACACCATTTTTCTAATATGAGCGCACTCATCTAATATAACAAGTGAGTTCGATTCACCTAATAATGTTTCGGGTTTTGCAGCCGATTTACCTTGTATTGAGCTTCCCCAATCAAATTCTAAATACTGGTCTCTATCTGAATACTTCTTAGGTTTCCAACCCATTTCAATCACAAGTTTCTTATGAACTTCCCGAAATACCTTGTTAGAAAGCTCGTAAGTGGGTGCAACAACCCAAACCCTTTTATTCGGTTGCATTAAAACAAAAATAGCTTCCATAGCCGAAGATAATGATTTACCAAATCTACGACCACATACAGCAACCGTAAAACGATGTTCTTTTTCAGGATAATGTAACTTTAATTGACCATTGTGAGGTACATATCCTATCTGTTCAAATAGCTTTTTCTTAAAAACTAACTGTTTATTCATTTAATTCTTGTGTGTATCCACTTTGTTAATTTAATATATATCATGTGTAAACCACAACATATTGTGGTTACAAAATTCAATCACATCAATATATAGTGGAGGACAGATGTCCGAAGAACAACAAGTATCTAATGAACCAGTAGGGAATATAGATACATCGAATACAGAAGTAGCTCTCGCTGATGCTTCTGTAATTGCAGAGAGCAAAAAGTATCGTAAGCGTAGTCAGGCAGCTGAAACTCGTGTTGCAGAATTAGAAGCTCAAATTAATTCATTTGAAACAAATAAACTTAAAGAGAAGGAAGAATTTAAAACTCTTTATGAAAAAGTTTCTGTTGAGAACGAGCAGAATAAAGTTACTGCTGAAAAGTGGAATCAATATGAAGCAACTAAACGAGAACAACTTTTACAGCAAGTGCCTGATGAAGAAAAAGCAGAGTGGAATGATTCTCCTCTGAATTTATTAGAAAAATATGTATCGAAGGCTAATACTATTCAACCTCAAAATCCTGACCATGTGGTAGCTAAAACAAGGCAAATTAATGATATACCACAGGATTGGACTAAAATGAGTAAAGATGATAAAAAAAAGAATTGGTCAGCGATAGTTTCAAATTATATTAAAAATTAGGAGTAAAAAATGGCTTTAACAGACCCTTTAGGTTCGAATATACTTATTGGTGGTGTTCAAGGAAATGCAGACCTTAGAGGTCATGCTACAAACGATGGTATAGGTGACCAATTTGTACCTGAAATGTGGGGTGAAGCAATACTTGACACTTTTAACAAAAATACTGTATTCATGCAGTTAGGTACAAATTTATCATCACAAGCACAAAATGGTGGTGATGTTATAAATTTACCTCATGTTGGTGTACCTATTGTTAAACCTGTAACACAAAATGCAGAAGTGATTACACTTGACCTTTCAGGTAGTGATACTGCGACAACAACTCAGTTAAAATTAGACCAACATCAAGTTGCCCCATTATGGATACCTGATGCAGTAAAAGTACAATCTTCTTACGATTTATTCAGTCTATATACAGGTCAATTAGGTTATGCTATCGCAAAAGCTGTAGATAATTATTTAGCTTACAGTATAATTGCTAATCTAACTACTGTTCTCGGTTCAGGTGATGGGATTACATCAACCACTGCTGCTGTAGCTACAAGCGATAATGATATAACGGCTACAACATTAAGTACATTGTTAGGATTAATAAGTGGTGAAACAGGTAATGTTGATGGGTGGACTTTAGTTCTATCTCCATTGGCTTATGGAAGTTTAGCAAAAATGGATTCAGGTGCAGGGTTTGTAAGAGGTACGCAGACAGCCCCTCTTGGAGCTACTTTAGCTACAACAGGAGTTGTTGGAAGCCTTTTAGGTATGCCTGTTGTTATGTCTAATAATGCTTATTTGGATGTTGCTTCTGTATCTGCTGATGCCGAGCAAGGTTTAACTGCTTGGACAGGATTTGATACAGGTGGTGGTGGTTCTGATACAGCAGATGATGACCATTTAATGGGATTTGCTATTCATAACTCAGCTATGTACACAGCTATGCAACAATCTCCAACTGTTAAACGTTCATATCAACACACATATATGCAAGACTTGATTTCTGTCGATGCTTTATATGGTGCAGTTGTTAGGAGTGCAGATTCAGCTGGTGATAGAAGAATTATAGCTATATATGATTCTTTAGATTAATAACTGTATAAACTAATATTAGGGGGAAGGAATACATCCTTTTCCCTAATATTTTAACAGGGGATAAAATGGCTAAAAAAGTATTTAAATATCAAGGCAAAAAACGACCTAAAGCATTTGGATTGACTAAAGAATTTAATATAAAAAATTCAGATAAAGAAAAAATTGAAAATTTAAAAGTTAAAGGTTGGGTTGAAGTAGTATCTAAATCCTCTCCCAAAAAAACTGAAAAAGAAAATATTAATAAAGGGAAGGCAGAATAATGGCTGAAACAAAAATAGGTAAATATTCTGCACAAGAACGACTCAATAAAATGGATGTTGATTTAATTGATGTAACAGTAGAAGCAGATGTTGATAATGCTGGTGCTGGTGCAGTTGGTGATTTATTATTTAAAGTAACAGAAATACCAAATGCTGTATCGGTTGCAGGTGGAACGGCTATACTTCAATCATGTGTTGCAATAATAGAAACTGCTGGTGCAACAGGTGCTTTTGATGTTGTAATAACATCAGCTTCAACAGCAATTACAGAAGCATCGGATAGCTCTGCTATGGAAACAGGTGATAGTGTTGCAGCAGGAGATAATACTTTCGCTGAATTAGATGCAACTTGTGGATTTTTTAGCATAACAAATGCTTTTGATGCTGGTGTAGTAGCTATAGGTGATAAAAAAAACATTGGGATGGTTTGTAAGGCTGAAGCAGGAAGTAAAAGTTTGTATGTTTGGGGTATAGTACAAAACACTACAGATTACGCAGAAAAAGATATTGTTCTCAGGCTTGGATTTGTAAAAGACTAATGTTTCCAACAAGAAGAATAACATTAGGTGGTGATAAGTTCAGAGATGAGTATTCTCTTGAAATTGATGGTACTAATGATTATTTAAATGCAGGTAATGATTCTTCTATACAGGTTGGAACTTCAGATTTTTCTATTTGTGCTTGGATAAAGAAAGCTGCTGATGGAAATGATGCAAATATAATTTCATACGGTGTAGAAGATTCAGGTGGAAATACCCGATGGTATTTTAGAACTGATGGTTCTAATAAGCTTGAAATGTATTCGTATGATGGAACAGGAACATCGTTAATTTCAACAAGCACTATTACAGGAACAGGATGGAATCATGTAGCACTTTCTTGGGATAGAGATTCTGCAACAGGAGCAAAACTTTATATCAATGGTATATTAGATGCTGAAAGAGATGGAACGCCTGAACAGGGAACTTTAAATAACTCTGCACAAGGAATATTAATTGGTGCAAGAAGAACAACAGGTACTACTATAACACAGCATTGGAATGGTAAAATATCAGATATAGCTTTATATATTGGAATAGCTCTTACCTCATCTCAAGTAAAAACCATATACAATGGTAGAGAACCTTATAATCATAAAGAAGGTATAGCTTCAAGTAATCTTGTATCTTGGTGGAGAATGGGAGATGGAGCATTAGACAAATTTAACCTTATAGGTGATGAAAAAACTCCTACAACAGGCTCTAATTTAGTTACCAATGGAACATTTGAATCAAATATTACCGATGGAAGTTGGACTGATAAAAATTCAACTTTAGCACATGAAACTTCTGCACAAATAACAGGCTCAGGTAGTCTTAAAATGACTATTGATTCAGGTCATGCTTCTGGAGGAGCTTATCAAAACATAGGTCTTGCTGCAGGTAAAACTTATAATGTTACTGGAAAGATGAAAATGACTACAGGTTCACATGGTGAAGTAACTATATTTACAAGTGCATCTAACGGAACAGGTCAAACCTCAGTTTACCAAGGTTCTGCACATGAATTAACTACAGCAGGAGGTACTGTATCTTTTGATGCATCTTTTATAGGTGTTAGTGGTAAACCTTCCATACAATTTGCCTGTAATGAAGATAGTGCTGTCGTATTGTTAGATGATGTTGTAGTCAAGGAAGTAAATGGAAATGCTGGAGTAATGATTAATATGGATTCTGATGATTTCACAGGAGATACCCCATAATGTATGAAAATAGAAGATGGGTTATAATTAATGTTTCTGACATTACTGATGAAATGATAGCTAACTCAATACAATCATCTTTAGATACACTTAGAAAGTCGTTAGATAACACTAAAGCAATATTAAAATGGGATGGTAATACACCATCTTGTTTTGATGGTTTAACTACTTATACTCATAGTGAGATTTTAACAGAATTAGCAAAAAATACATGGACTACACCCGAAGATGCTTAAAACATTTGATGAAATAATTGAACAAGTATTAGAACACGAAGGTGGATATGTAGATGACCCTACGGATTCAGGTGGTGAAACAAAGTATGGTATAAGTAAACGAGCATATCCCGATGAAGATATTAAAGGACTTACGGTTGAAAGAGCTAAAGAACTTTATAAAAGAGATTATTGGAATAGGTTTAAATGTGGTCAGCTTCCTGACCGTATTCGGCATATTTATTTTGATATGTGTGTTAATATGGGTGGTGGTAGAGCCACTAAGATACTGCAAGAAGCTTGTAATAGCAAAAATTCAAACAAGATAGATGTAGATGGTGGTATTGGTAAAGATACTATTAAAGCATCTGCTAATCTTGAAGATTTTAGATTAAGAGCATATAGAGTGATGTTTTATGCTGAATTAGTAATGAAGAAACCTGAACAAGAAAGATTCTGGGTAGGTTGGTTTAGAAGGAGTTGTGAAGTATGAAATTTGAAAGGTCTTGGTCAATAGGCAATGCTGTCACATTATTAGTGTTAATGGGCAGTATGTTTACTCAATTCGGAATTACATCCCAAGAAGTGAAATCAATTAAAGAAACCGTTATCGTTCAATCTGTTGATATTAAAGATAATGCAGAAAAAATAGTAAAGCTTGAAAAGAACCAACTTACGCTTGAAAGAGATGTAGAATATATTAAAAAATCCAATGAGCGTATGGAAGTCAAGATAAATAAACTTTTAGATAAGTTTGATATTATAGATTAATGGATTTAAATGCACTACTTACAGAACACGGTTTGGCAGTTGTTATCATTTTTATTCTTTTTGGTAGTATTGCTTACTTTGGTAAGTGGTTTCTTAATATCTATACCCATAAATTGTATTCTCAGTTTTCTGAACTCAATCGGGAAATTGTGGAGGTAAAGGTGGAGATATTAGAAAGTAATAATAAATTGTATGGGATAACCGAAAAGCTTATTTCTAATCAAAGGCAAATTCAAGAAGATATTAATGCGATTGAAAGCAGTTTAGATACATTATTGAAATATATTAAGGCTGAAAAATGAATGAAACATTCGATTACCATAAGGTAGTTGATAAGATGAGAAAGTTCTTTAAAGATGCTAAGGACTTTATTGAAGTGCCAACACAAAGCAGATTAAGTATATTAGCAGCTTGTGAAGATCCCAACACTATAGCACAGTTCAACTTTGATGGAATAGATTATCCTTTACCTCAAACAGGACAAATGTGGCTTGAACATGAACTACTTACTAACCCTGATACTGAAGGGTTTTTTTGTATTTCTACAAGCTACAGAAATGAGCCTAACCCAATAGATGGTAGGCATAAAAAGATATTCCCAATGTTTGAGTTTGAAACTAAGGGGAATATACAAGATATGATAAAGCTTGAAGAAGATTTATTGGAGTTCTTAGGCTTTGAAAAAGATTCTGTTCATTGTACTTATGATGGATTATCTGAAAGGTATCAAACAGATATACTTGAAGCAGAGCATGAAGAATTAATGAATAAAGAGATTAGCAGTAAGCTATTTCTTAGAGATTTTCCAAAGAGAACTCATCCTTTTTGGAATATGAAGGAAGATGTTGTA